TCTGCGGATGCCGTCGAAAGGCTCGCGCCGGAGCCATCCCAGATGCCAACCTGCATCACGATGGCCGCCGTACTGGCATCCGGATCGGTCATGTCGACGCGCACATCGACAGGCACGCAGCCGGCCGGAAGGATGCCGATCTGCCCGATCGTGTTCAGCGCCGCGTCGGCAGTCGCCATGGCCAGGGTGAAGCGGGTTGCCAGAACTTCCGATCCGGCCGGCGTCGGAACCGGGAGGCGCCCGGTGATGTAGTCGTTGCTGTTGGTGAATGACATGTCTCAAGTCCTCCTGATTACCGGCTTGCCGCCGCCGTGTCCAGCGCGAACACGCCGAAGTCCTGCGCTCCGATGCCGGTCGTGAACGAAACCTTCTTCGTGCCCCAGGTGCAGTTCGACGAGATCACGACCTGGTTGCCGTTGTCGCGCACTTCCTCGTGCCAGTCGAATCGCAGGCCGGTCCCTGGCGAACCGTATGCCTCGACGAGCGCTTGCGACCCCAAGAACAGCCCGCGGGCCGCCTCGACGTTGGCGCCGGCGCCGTAATCACTGAACCGGACCACGTTCCGATGGCTGTGCAGGATGGTGCCGCGGTACATGCCGAGCGAACCCTTGATCATCGGAGACTTCCGGCCTTCCGATGCGGCGATCGCCTTCTGGATGTCCAGCCACTGCCCGGTACTGGTGTTGGAACGGAGGTCGTCCTCCTGGAACGTGTGCATGACGCAGACGAACACTTCCTCGCCGTCGATCTTGCACGGCTGCAGGACCGGGATGTCCGTCGCCCCGCCGCCCTGGCTGTCCGCCTTGGTTTTCGCCCGATCGATGAGCCGCAGGTCGAACTTGTCGTTGGAGTCGACGTTGGCTTTGGCCGTCGCGTCGTTGCCGTACAGGATGTGATTGGTGTCCGGTGCTACCAGGGAGTTGTTCGCGCGCCCCGTGTAGCCCAGCGGCAGGATGAAGTTGGTGTTGATGCCGCGGGCACCGGACAGATAGATGAACCGCAGCTCGTCCTTGAGCCTGGCCCACCAGCTACTCTGCTGCCGACGAGCCTTCTCGCGCAGGTTGTGCAGCGTCCGCTTGCGGGTCATGCGGCCGCCGGTGTTCACGCCGCAGCGCGCCTGATCGATGTAGATGGAGTCGGTGTAGAACTTCTGCGCCTCCTCCTTGCCCTCGAGGATGTCGTCGCCCTCGACGGGCGCCATCTTCAGCTCGGCGAGAAGGTCGTAGGTGATCTGTTCGCCGGCATCGGACTCCAGTTCTGAGAGCAACTGGACCGGCACCTCGGCCTCGGCGCCACGACCGACAAAGCGCTGCCCGAAATAGGACTTCTGGGACTCATCATAGGCCAACAGGCCGGAATACCGCTTGACTGCTTTGGCGTCGTTGACGCCGACGATGGTTCGCGCCATTGATAGGGGCTCCTGTAACGATGTTCATCGCATCCATGGAGCACTCCTGCGCGCCACTGCCGCACTTACTACGTGGCGGCTACCTTGCCATGCTTGGTGATGTCGGTAAAGGCGTGCGGCGAATCTCAACCTCGCGCGGCGCCACGAGCCGCAGCCTGGCGTTGCGGCCCGATTTCTGCAGCAACTCGACCACGACGCTCTCGCCGATGACGAGCTGATCGCCGACGGTCACGTCGACCGTCAGCGTCGACCTTCCGTCGCTATCCGGCACGGGCGTACTTCTCCCGCTGCGCCGGTGTCATCCTGGCGATCGCCGACTCGAGATCCAGACCTTCGAGCGCATCGACATTCACGAACTCGTCGCCGACATCCCCGGGGCCGTCAGATCCGGGAACATGGGCGAGGGTCTTCGGGACGGCCTTGAGATCCGGCTTCCTCGGCGCCGGCCGCGGCTGCGGGTCGTCCTTCGTGGCGGTCACGGTGCCGCGACGCGCATTGACCAGCTTGTGCGCCTCCTGCAGGAACCACTCGCTGCTCTGCTGCGCGTTTTCGGGATCGTTGGCGAGAAGCCTGACGAACGTGTCGAGGTCTCGCGCCCGCGCGGCGTCCGTGCGATAGTTGACCTGCTCGTCTTTCGCTACCCGGTCGATGAAGCGATTGACGGACTGTTGCCACTCACGGGCGCTGGCCTGCTCGGCCATCTCCTGCGAAATCTCCGCCTTGATCCTGGCGGCAACCAGTGCGTCACGCCGCTCCGTGATCTTGCTCAGTTCGGCGGCGTACTCGCTCACCTCAAGCTCGCCATCCTGAAACTTCTGCAGCAGGTCACGCTGAGCATCGTGCGTCGCCGAGATCTGCTCTTGGAAGTCAGCAGGCAGCCCCGCGGCCTCATAGCTCGCAGGCGACTGGCGCGCCGATGCCGTCGCCTGCGCGGCGGCCGAACCGGCTTCGGCGGCTGCAACCGTTGCCGGATCGACGTCGCCGTCTTGGTCGTCGTCGGTTGCGCTACCCCCGTCGTCGTCGCTATCCTCGTCTGCGGGCTCGTCGTCGTCTTCGTCATCATCGTCGCCGTCATCGCCGTCGCCGGCCACCGACTGCAGCAGATCCCGCTCTTCGTCGCTCAGGTCGTCGCCGCGAATCGCCGCGAGTTCTTCGTCCGACAGCGTTGAGGCATGGTGTTCGTCCAAACTGATCGTCATCTGACTATCCTTGTCTGTGGTTGGTTACTCGTCTTCCGGTTCGGCGCTGGCCACGGCGGCGGCTTCCAGCATTCGCGCCTTCGCCAGCGCCTTCGCTTTCGCCAGTCGTTTCGGATCGCGCCGAATCTTCTCTGCTTCCATGAGCGTCCGCAGGTCGCTTTCGACGCGCCACTCCTCGTCTTCGGCGATCTTCACTACCTTGTTGCCCTTGGCCATGCTCATTCTCCTTTCGGCTTCGTTGGCTCGAGGCGCGCGGCGACCGCTGCCATGCGTTCCCTGCTGGCGACCTCGATCTCCTTCATGCGCACTGCCGCATCGGCCTGAATCCGCGCCTTCTCGAGCTGGGTCCGCTCGCTGCTGCTTCGGTCGGCCAGTTCTGCCTGCAGCCTGCGCAGCTCCTCCGCCAGGGCGTCCAGTTCGTCTGCCGCCTGTCGCCTGGCTTCCAGGGCTGCGTCGGCTGCGCCAGCGTTCCCGGACGCAGCGGCATCGGCTTCCATCTTGGCCGCCTTCGCGTTGATCTCGCGCACCCGTGCCCGCTGCTCTTCAAGGGCGAGCAGCGCCTGATCCCGCTGCATCTGCATGCCCTCGGCACGCGCCGCCTCGGCCTGCTCGTCCTCCGGCGTCATTGGCTCGCCCGTCTCGCGGCGCAACGCGGCAACGACCTCATCCTTGTTCGGCAAATCGCTGAACTGCAGGCCGATCGTCATGACGCGCAGTGCGGATTCCGGCGGCAGCTTCTGAGCGAGCTGATTGAGCGATTCGGCCATCACTTGCCGTAGCGTGCCGGCGTAGTCCTGTTCGCTGACGACGAAATCAGCGCGGCTGGCGGTGATGTCGTTCAGGTAGCGCCACGTGCCATCCGCCTGCAACACAGGCTCGTTGATGCGCAGCCAGTCGATCTTCCCGTACTCTCCGGCAATGCGGATGACACGCTCCTCGGAGACGAACTGCTCGGCCAACGACAACTGTTTCTCGCCCTGCACCTGGGTTGCGAGGCGCAGGTTGTCGAACGGCTCTGTCGTCCCGACCGCTCCCTGGTTCTGCCGTGCCTCGATGGCGGCTCCGCTCACAGCGTTGGTCGCCCGCCCGAGATTCTCGTTGTTGACCCCGATGGACTTCTGCACGGACTGCGCACTGAGCGTCATCATTTCGACTTGAGCCGACGCGCCCTGGTAGTCGCGCACCATCTCGAAGCTCTTGCCGGCGCGCTTGACGATCACGCCATCAGGCCTGCTGGCCTCTTCACGCGCTTCGTCCCAATCGGCTACCGCGCCCTCGTCGGCCACGATCTGGTTGGTATTGCTCAGCCAGAGCGCTTTCGATGCGCGTTTGTTGATGTCGGCCTGAATGTCGCGCACCCGGCGGATCACCCCATAGGGCAGCCGGTCACGACTTCTCCGGTAACACCAGATCGGCGTCAGCGTGAAGCTGTTGTGCCGGAGCTTCGACGGTGACCACGCCAGCATCGCCGACTCGGTGAAGACCGCGAAATGCACCCGCATCATCAGGCGCGGAACGGCAGAGATGTTCTCCTGCCCGTCGAGATCGGGGATGATCGTCCCGCGCCACGGACCATCGGTGACGACGTGAACCTGAGTCGGCCTGCGGTACTGGCACTCGATCAGCTTCACCCGCCGCCGGCGCGCCTCCAGGCTGACAGAAACGCCCGAGGTCCGGATGACTCCGCTGCGGCTTTCTCGAACCGGGTCGCCGAGATACCACATGTCCTCGTCGTCCTGCTCGCCATCGTAGGCGCCCACATCATCGACAGCGGCACGCACCACCGCCTCTCGGCCAGGGAACATCGCCAGGGCGATGTCCTCGTCGACCCATCGCCAACGGAAGACGTATCGCGCATCGGACAGGTCCAGTTCGTAGCCGGCCGAGTCCCACAGGACGTTGCGCCAGTCCTCGTACTTCGAGTACAGAACCTCCTTCGTCGGGTCGTCCTGTACTCCGTCATCGACCCAGCCCAACCCGGCTTTGAGCGCATCCGCAAAGGCTCGAGAACGAACGAACGGCACCCGGTTGACGTCCGAGATGTACTTCAGGAACTTGGTCTTGACATCCGCGCCGGTGACGTCGTCGTCGGTGCGCGGCAGAACCTTCCAGTCGGCCCGGGTGCGGCGCTCCGTCCCGATCAGCCAGTCGACGGCCGGCGCGACCTCGTTGTAGACGAGAGGCATCTGGCCGCGATCCACGACCACCTCTGCGTCGTCGCTCTCCCACTGGTAGTTGTCGTAGAAGTCGGCATCGATCGCCATCTCGAGCCGGTTCGCCGACTGCTTCTCGCGTTCGAGATACCACCACTCTAGCAACTGACGGAGTTCGCTCCGCATCTTGTCGCTGTCGAGAGGGTGCTGCGGCGTCTCTGGGTCTTCCGGTAGCTGGTCGATCTCGTCCGACAGGCGATCGCCTGGCGCGCGGCCCTGGATGGATTGCACGTCGAACTCAGGCATACTCGGCGACCGGATTCTCGACCTTGATCTCTTCCGACGTGACATGCTCACCGTCGATGGACAGCTTGATTTCGCCGGCCGTCGCCGGCAGTACGTCGGGATCCGGCGCGGACCGCATCCGGATCAGGTCCGGCAGGCCCTCGATGATGATCGTGGCGATTCGGAGCCACGTGCTCTGTGTCTCGTCCATGCCGAGCGCCCGAGCGGCGACCCGCGCCTGCCGCGCGAGGTACGCCGGATCATCGTACCGCCACGCTGCCGACTCGCAGACGATGAACCATGCCGGGCTCCGCGGCCGATGCGCCGGCAGGAGTACCAGCGCACGCTCATCGTTGACCCACGTGTAGATCGCCAGGATATCGCCGTGCTGGCGATGAAAGGCAGCCCGGCCCAGATCGAGAGAGACACCCACCAGTAGCGCGCCCAATGGTTGAACGCGGCGATGTTGCCATGCTTGGCGATGATGCGTTATGCGGTGCTGGCATCCCATGCCACAAGTTGAAATGTGTGCGGTCGAAACACAATGACCGCGCTCGGGAACGGGGCGCTGGTTGTGGCCTCACTGAACTTCAGCCGGCCTTTCAGAAGCCGTATCTCGCCCTTCATTGCGTAGTCGTGCCACCAGGCTGTATCTGTTCGAGCCGGGACAAGACACACAAC